CACTTGCTGTTCCAAGCACTAAACTAGTAGCACCAGATGGTTTAATACAAGTGATACGAGCAGCTTCATTAGTTCCAATCACTTCACTTATCATGCTATTCATCACCTTTGTTGTATGGGCAGCTGTGTCTAGATCGTATTTCAGAATCTCTCCTGAACCAATACCAGTCATACCAATACCCAACAAGGCATCCTTTTGAGTGGTCTTCTGCCAGATGGGGCGTAAATAATGAAAGTCTGTAAATCCAGCCTGTAGTGTACCAAAGAATGCTGCCACTCCTACGCGATTGCAAAGATCTTCTTGGCTATCTACGTCTGATACGTTCACCTCGCATAGGTTACAGAACTGATAGGGGCGTAGAGCAATCTCACAGCATGGGTTGGTTCCCCAGTCTATATTGTTGGTCCAATAGATTCCAGGCTCCCCAGACCCAGAAGCTTCTATACGCTCCCAAAGGCTGTAAAACTCTTCTTCACCTATTTCTCCTCTAAGCAATACAGCAGAATTATTAGCCCTACCACGCTGTTCATTGGTTTCCCACCAGTTTCCATACTTACAGGTGATCATTTCCTCATCATCATGGCTAAAAAGGGCAATCATGGCAGATCTACGGATACCACCAGCTAGCACTGAGTTAGCAATATGACACAGGATATCATGACACTCTAACGAAGATAGTGATTCTCCTTTCTGCTTCCTGTCTAGTACAGCCTGAACATGCGCTATGCATATCTTCAGAGGCTCAGGACCAGGGGCTTTACCACCAGCTGTAATCAGTCGAGCTCCTTTCTTACGAATGGCTCTAAAGTCAAACTTAGGCATAAATCCTCCCTCTAGATAGGCTTTCATGAGCACTTTTATAGCGTCTGCCCAGCCCATAATAGAGTCCTCAACTAGATAGTTACGCACCTTTCCAGGCTTTGTAACAGTTGGGAGCTGTGCAACGTGTTGTTTTTGAACACTATAGCCCACTCCTGTACCGCCAAGCAGTAAGAACATAGTCTCACTAAAACTGTACACACTGTCAATTGGCAGGTAGCAACAGTTATAAATCCTTGAATTGTTCACCTCTGCAGCTAATCCTGCAAACTGCATGGCTCTCATGGAAGGAAGCACCTTCTTTTCCTTAATAAATGTAGCAGATTCCACGATTGCACCCTTAAGTGTGGGGTATTTCTTAATCATCATGGTTACATACCTGTTTACGATCTCTTCCCATGTCTCTCTACGTTTTAGCTCAGGTACATACTTTGCATACTTTCCAAACACCGTAATCTTTGACAGTGCTTCTAATCCTAAATCCATCATAATTCTATAGCTTTAAAGGGTAAAAATAGGGGGGTGACGAAGGTAAATCACCACCCCCTAAATTCCAAGAGATTCAGAAAATTCTAACTAACTAATCTTCTTATTTCTTCACCCAAACTAGTGTTATCTGAATGCTTCATAACTAAAACTCTTATTTCCTTTTCTAAGGATATAAGTTTTTCTATGTAAAGAGTAGCATCCATAAGCTCTTCTTGTAGGTGCTTTAGATAGCTATCCTTATTGTTCTCCGTAAGGGTGGTACCATATTTCTGGTAACCCACTTCACTACGTTGTGTGTATTTAACTAACACTTGTTCGACTATATCGTCCCTCATACTTTTTCGTTTAATTGTCTAAGACATTCAATCACAGCCTTAAGCTCAGCCTCAGTTCTAGTGGAGTGCCAGTCATCAACCCTGTTACCATTCACTCCCCATGAAAACTCAGGGCCCTCTTCCATATTAAGTCTTATCTCAATAAAAAGATTATTGTCGTCAAACACTTGAAAAAGACTTCTAGGATTGCTTCCAATGATCTTTTCAACTTGATCTGTGGGAATACCTTGTTTACGAACATGCTCCTTAAAATCTTCAGGAACTGCCTCATCCTTAAAGCTCTCCAGCATTCTTTCTAGGAACCATTGTTTAACAATTTCACATGCTTTGGGGTATTCCTTAAATAGTTTACTTACATCCATAGGTGGTAATTTTCTTGGTTAATTAATTCTTCATATTTCTGTTTCCAAAAGTAGGCATCATAACCCATATCTGGATTCTCTTCTCCTAAACTTTTGAGCTCCTCTTCTATAAGCTTGTTTTTCTCAACTTCTAGTTGTACGTATATGGCAAACTTCTTGTCACCATACTTCTCTATCAGTTTCTCAACTATTTGATTATTGTACATTTTCTATCAATTTTAGTGATATCTAAGGTTTCTTTCTCTAAATCAAAAGCATGCCACACTTCCTGATTTTCATCAAATTCTACACCTAGCTTATCCTCCCAGAACTTTATAAGATCATCAGTTTTATTGAAAACACGAAACTGCAAACTTATCTCATCTCTGTGTAGACCATCCTTCTTTAGCTTAATAATCTTAGGAAAAAGAGCTTGAAACTCTCTGGAGGTTTGAGAATATCTACTCTCCATAACAAGTTTAAAATCCTTTTTGAATTTAGGGGAAAGTGCATAAACCACTACAACATATCCATCAGCATAATCGTAGTCATCTACAACCGCTTTTGTTCTTTCATACTCTTTGTCTAGAAAATTCCTAAACTTATCAAGGTTATCAGGATGAAAGAGAAGATATACAGAGTTTTCATACTGCGTATCTTTTCCACCATCTCTGACATAACCATTAAGAAATCCATTTACTTTGAGTTCCTCACGACCAATCTTGAGCGTAGGAACCATGAATATACTAGTGATTGTTATTTCCATCATCTTATCTGATGTTTACAAGGCCATTATTGATACTGTTTTCTCTGCTAATATTCCATGCATTGTTCTCTAGAGCCCATTTAAGGTCTGCAATAATCTCCTTTACACCTTTATATTCTCTATTCTTGTGTGTAAAGCCTTCATATGCATCTTCCAAATCTCCCCAACAGAGTGTATAAATCAATGGATTATAATAATTAGTACTGTCACATACAATAAACCTAGGAGGGGCCACTGTATAACCATTCAACTCATCGTTATTATTTCTAAACTCATTGGCTGCATGGAAATATAGATAGGCCTGAATATATGCTCTACGATAGAGATAATACTCATCCAGGAAGTTCTCTACAGACCATGTACACTTAAGGTCATACACTTGGATTGTTTTCTTCTCATGATCTACTACCACCTTATCCATCATACTCTTAAATTTCACACCATCTAGTTCATAATCTTCAACTTGCATCTGATTATGCACAGTGTACCTACTACTACTCATCAGATTTATTACATCCTTTGTGATAGGATTGTTACGTAGCTCTTCTACAATCCTCTCAGCGTTAGTTACATCTTCTGCTGTCACCACGATTAAACCTTTAGCCTTCACCGTACGCATCTCATTGTAATAGATTTCTGCATCAGATCCTACAAATTTACTAATTACAGCCTCATACTTAATCTTGAATCCAGATTCTGAATAGGCATCTTTTGATATTTCTCCAAAGTTTCTTGTAATATTCCCATCATCATCCGTAGCTGCTTTTGTGTGTTTGTACAAAGCATTTACAAAAGCTAGCATAAGAGCTGAAGGTGCTTCTACACAGGAAGACATAAAGAATCTATTATCAAACTGTTCTGGCTCTAAGAGTAGTGTTTCTACCACTCTACCAGTTGTAGCTGCTTGTGTGTCTTTTTCTTCTACATCCTCTCCTAGAATGTATTTTCTAAAATACTTCTTTCTGTCCATGCTGAAATCTTTCAGGCTGGACGCACTGTCTAAGAGCACTGCTCTATAGACAGCTTCTGTTTTAGTTACTCCCTTTATCATACTGTATTGGTTTTAAAGATTCACCTGCTGATGGATTACCATAGACTCGCAGGTCATTTTGGTCTACGGTTCTAAGCTCACCTGTATTGTAGAAACGAACAATAAACTGAGGGTTGGAATGAATGCTCCCTGTTATCATAAACATAGCCACTCCATATCCTAATTTATTCACTTCTACATCAAATGGATTTAGAATCTCGTGCACTGTTTGCACTATCATTCTCTGTCTGTTTAAATGCTTCAATAATTGAATTGTACATAGCTCTCACCTCTCTAGGCACACGAGCAAAGAACCATCTCACCTCTTGGGCATATTCATTACCTCTAGAATCTACACCTTGAGGATTAATAAGCCAGAAATAATGACGCTCTCCTTTGGATTCAATATATCCCTCGTGCCACACCTCTGTAAATGAGGGCTCTTTGTTGATGACAATCTGGTTTAACTCTTCTGACATTCTTGTATTTTATAAAGTTTATCAATTACACTTTCAATCTCCTTCCATTGCTTGAGACCCATCTTTTTAATCATTTTAGTTACGTTAATGGTTGTCTCATCAAAGTAAGCTATCAAAGCTTGCACTTCGTTTTTACTTAGTTCCATATTTTTCTTGTTTAGTTTTCTCATCATGACATTTCTCACATAGCACCTGCAGATGCTCTTTCTCACAGAACAGACGCTCCACAAATCCTGGAAGGTCTTGTGCACAATTAAGGCTTCCTGCTGGGCAAATATGATCCACGTTAATTTTCTTCTCTGGGAACCATTTAAGGCAACTCTTGCATAGATATTCAAATTTCTGCCTCTTATTAGGACCTTTATAAGGTCTACGGGCTTCATACTTGCATTGTAATACAGGTTTCCAGAACCTACTTTTCTGTCTTAGAGCACTACGAATAAAAGACCAGAATGCTGATTCTGTCATAGTTCCAGCGTTTCTAGGTCTAGCCACCCTTGGTTTTCTAGACTTGCGTTTCTTCTTGATTGTCATATAGTTATAATAGAGGAATGTCACATTTCTTCAAATTTGTGTGACATGAGATAGTCAATAGCATCTTGTAAAATTACAATATTATCCTTAGATACACCAAGTAAATTATTACAATTTCTACAAAGAAGCCCTCTAACTTTTCCTGTAGTGTGACAATGATCTACATATAGTCCACCGTGTTGGGATATATCTTCATAAATATCTCCACAGATTTTACATTTCTTATCCTGGGATAAATACATAGTATTCACTTCGTCTTCTGTTAATTTATATTTTTTATAAATCTGACGAAGTCTATATCCACTTTTATGTTTGGGGTATGCCTGCTTTTTATGAGCAGACATACACTCCTTACAATAATGGTGTTTTCCTTGTTTACCATTTTTCACACTGTGAAATTCTAACAAAGGCTTTTCTATTTTACATTTACTACATTTTTTCATGTGGTAAATATATGTAATTTGTCGCAATTTGTCGCAAAAATCATGTTAACAAATTGTTAAAAGTGTGACACTCCCCAAAATTATTAGTCAAGAGGTACGATACGCTTACTAATCTCGTCTTTCATTGTTTGTAAAGAGCTCACGATATTCTCAATATCAGTGGTGGATATATGAGGTAGGCTAAATTCATGCTTCTTGCCCTCTGAAACAAAGCCATCTTTTGCTTTCTCTGCCAGGTCTTCCAGTTCACGTACAGCATAGCTGTCATCCAGCTGCAATGTGTCAAAGTCTAAGTCATGCAAAATAGATGTTGCCTCATCTTTAGCAACAGTCATGATTGGAAGATATTCCCAGCATCTGCCTTTACTCTCACCAATACCAACCACTTTCATAGGATTAATAAGCACCAATACAGACTCATCACCACATCCTACATAATGAATCTCATCAGAGGTAAAATGTAGGCCCTTAGCGCCACAATCATCTGTATTCCAACGACATAGGTTAGGGTCCATACTTACAGCTCTACCTACACGAATGTCAAAGGTTTTTGTATATGCATCTGTAAAACGGTTCTCACTTCTATTAGGTAGATCTAGATAGAGTTCTGTCAAATTACCAATATGCTTTCCAAGATCTGTTCTTTTAACAGTGATTTCCGTCTTACCATGCTCATCACAGTTATCATCAAAGCTACCCAGCGTCCCTTTGACTGACTCCAACGACCTGTTCAATGCATTATCATCAGACCAGTATTCTTCATCATCTCTATCATAACACTCACAATCTATCCACTCTTTGGTGAATGTGTCATCTATATGGATGAAAGAATAAGCATTGTCCTTGAGATAAACCTCATATTGGTCTGGACTCTTCTTCCATACAGCCTTCACCTTGATATAGGAATTAGACACAAACTGTACTAGCTCTGGAGATCCATGCAGTGTCACTACATTTCTAAGTGCTGCAAAGAAGCCCTGTTTGGTAATCTTAAACGCGTTCTTCTTCAGGAATTCGTATAGTTTATCTGATACCTCTGCATATGGATTCAAGCAACACCACATAAAGAAGCGCTTGAGAGACTGAAACTCCGTATCCTCATTAAGAGCAGTTTGAAGCTCTCCACCCATACGCACATAATAACTATCTGTAACATAATAGTTTATAATGCGTAAAAACTCTTCCACTAGTAATTGAGGTATGGTTCTGTTCACGCCTTTAAGATAGACAAAATCACCTTTCACTTCAAAATCATCCAATTGTTTTAATAAAACAAGGCCCTTTTTTAAAGCAATGACTGTTTCTCTTTCTCTCTCTACACGTCTTTTCTCATCTACCACCTCTTGAGTGCTACAAATACTGATGATCTGACTCTCTACAACTGCGTTCTTAACTGCTTGATAATCAGCAGGTGTTGCACCCACTTTGGTGATAATGTCTCCATCATTTAGCACCACTGTAAGCACATCGTTCACCATCTTAATGTTGCGATAGGGCTTTTCTGGTGGCTTGAAAGTGGATGTGCCATCTGTTTTCTCACTCATCAATTTAATTTCTTGACGGAGAAGCTCATTTTTTAATTGTTGCTCTTCTAGTTTAAGAGCATCTAGTTCATCATTTTTTCTTGATTTGAACCAGTTTAGGCTAAAAATACTCATATTGGTTTGTTTAAATTTGCGTGATTAATTCTTCAACAGTTTCCGTTGTTAGCGTTTCTTCCAAAGGGAGGTCTTCATTCATACGTATGTTGTAATTCTTCCAGTCAATCCTGTGTCCGTGATACTTGAATAGATCTATAAAAGCTTGTACCATTTGTATATCACTAGGTATACCACTTATTCTTCCATAGCGATGGATACTACCCATCATAGCATTTATGAATGGCAGTTTGACACATAATGCTTTTAGTTCTAGACAGTCATTAACAATTGTAGTGTCAAACTGGTTGATAGATCTAGCATGCTCAATGATGATGCTTCTAAACTCATCATCAATATCTCTAAAGTTATCACTTCTATATTTAATAAGTCTTTTAATCTTATCAAATAAATCTTTGGAGATGTTTTCAAGAGCTTCTACATTTTGGAAGACATTTCTATACTCATCATATACCTGATCAATTAGACAGGCTGTTGCTACTCGTTGGAATAGTTTATTCTTTCCTTCCATAAATTTACTAAATGATATTAGGTTATGTAATTGTACCTTCTCCACAAGTTTGGTTTCTCTGTCACTAAGAATAGCAAGTTCTACATTCATGGTACGTGTAGGTTTGAACCATTTATCCATCTTTTCAGCATCTTCCTGTTTACCATAAACCAGGATGAACTTGTTCTGATGAAACTTGGACATGTCGTATATCTTGCTTACCCACTTACAGTTTTTACTATCCACCCAGCGTTCTAGATGTTCAGCCTGCTTACATATCATTTCACCCTTCAGCTTAATTTTACGAGGAACACCAGAAGTGCTATCAACACCCTTGATTTTACCAGTGGTGATACGCTGTTTCTTTCTGCTATCAATAAAGCTTTGAGGAACCTCCACTTTATCAATATTGACAAAGGTGTTAACATATCTATTAACAATTGATTGAAACTCCTGAATTCTTTGTCTCCATTCAGTCTTGGGATGTTGATCGAGCTGGAGTATTGTGTAATAGTTGTCATAGTCACCTCTACCATTTTTGTTACGTAAAGGGAAACTCCTAGACTTTCTGACAATCAGAGCATCTGTATGCTTATCAGGCTGTATGTGCTTGAGATAGTCTTTCTTAAGACCACTAATTCTGTCTCCATAATATACATACGTAGTTTTAGTGAGATTCCTGATAGATGTGGCATTAGAGTGACGCTTGGCTTCACGCATAGTTCTAGCATTGACATAATACTTAGCATCATACTCACTAAGAATATACTCCTGAACTCTTACTATACGCTCCATGCTCAGAAGATTAATTCCCTTAAGTTTAGGAGAAATCATCTTCACTGTAGCAAATTTACATAGAAGATGTATATCCCAAGAAGTCTTACCCAAGTTATTGATAAGATGAGCGACGTTCAGATAACGACTGTCACTATTGAAATAATTAATTACAGCTTTTAAATCCTCAGTGTCTTTTATTGTCTCATTGTATTTCTCAACGAAATAGTCAGCAACCTGTGCTAGTCTCTCTAAAATAATAGCTTTAGCTTCCTGTGTGTATCTGATGGATTCCCTGTTAGGAGTGGGAAATATTCCATTTGTCAGGCTAAATCTAAGTGCTATAGGTAAATCAATACGATTGATGCCAAGCTTACTAAAGTCCAACGGATAATACACATCATCTAAACAAATGTGCATACTGGTATCACTAGCTATCTCAGAAAACTGAAAGAATTCATGGCGTGTAATTACAAAATCATTCTTTATATTAGGAACATCAAAATAGACACTCTCAAAATAAGAAAGTTGTTCCTTGATTTTTTTTTCAAATTGCCATCTATCGCTATACTTAACAGGTACAATCACCTTAACACCGTTAGATTGATCTGTGGGTGCTTCATAAAGGAGATCGATGGTGTTAACATCTTCACCCTCGTACATCATATACTTGCGTTCCATTCCATCTTTACGACAGACAAAATAGAAACTAGATGTGTACGCTAACGGAGCTTTGAAACCTAGTCCCATCATACCTAGTTCTGTGGCGCTATCACGTTTAGTGGATTTACCATACTTACTGATGATATTCTTTACGTCATCAGCATCCAAACCAATACCAAAATCCTCTACAGAGAATTCATAACTGTTGTCTTTATTAGCCTTAAGACTAACTATAATAGGTTTGTCCACACCATCTCTTCTATGACTGTCTAGTGCATTACTAGCACACTCACGAACAGTGGAACCAATAGCATCTGAATACAAATTCTTGCTCAGCATCTGCATCAACACCTGTGCTGATTCTAAGTCTAAAGACATATCTATAGACTCTTGTGATTCACCCTCTTGATGAATCATTGACTCTTTCTGTTTTTCTAAGATCATTTATTTAGAAATTTAATTCTGATTAGTGCTTCTTTTGATTTTTTGTATTTTGCTAGTTGCTCTGGATGTGTAAATAAGTCATCTGGATTAGCTGGCTTCAGAATTCTGCTCTCATAATAGCTGTTCAGGAAGTTCTTAAAGAAGCATTTAGAAGTGAATCCTTTGCTTCTTTCAAACTTCTTGGTTATCCATGAGGCTAATTTTTCTCCCTTTTCATACCTCTCAAAGTCTTCTAAAGCACTTCCAGGACTCCATATGCTGTAATAATGCAGTGTAGATGCATATCTACCCTGTCCACAATACCAGCCATAATCTAAATGGCCACCTGAGGCAATCACAATAAAATCACCTGCATTTAAGGTGAGATTCTCTCCAATTTTTAAAGGTTTCATTAGTAAATGTTGATTTAGAATGGTGGCTCTTGGTCCAACCAATCGATTTTATAATTATTGTTCTCTTTAAGAATCTTATTCACCTTTGTAAATACACCCTCTGTATTCCAATCTGTATTTTTGTAGCTTGCAGAGGCTGGATGACTTAAAGCAAAGGACCATGTAAAAGGTGGTAAGTGACGTTCATATTTAGCTGCGTCTTTACCTAGGAAGATAAAGGGAACACCAGTTGTGTTCAACACATTCTCTAGTAGATACTTCATAAATGGTTCCCAAATAGCATTATGAGAACCTGCTTTACCCATTTCCACTGTGAGTGCTGCGTTAAGCATAAGTACACCTTGGTTAGCTAAATAACTAACATCTGGATTCTTTTTCAGTTTGAGATTGAGACCGTTGTAAAGCTCCACCTCAAGACCATCGTAAAACTTATCTAATGAAGGCTGTGGATATCCTGTTGAAGAACAACCCATAAGCAGACCATCTGCTACAGGCTCATTGTTCTTAAACGTGTGATAGGGACACATTCCAACCATCACTGCAGATAGCTCATTAAACTTAGTTTCTCTAAAAGCCCTAAAAGTATTAGAAGAAAGGGGAGCAATCTTCTTACCCCTCTTTGCTTCCTTTTTGAGAAACTTATAGATATCATCACATTCATCGCTTTCAATGAAAGGTTTCATTTTAGCATGCCAGCTTTCATCAAACTGATCTTTAAATTTTTCAAAATCCATTTATTTTATTTTTAAAATAACTAAACACTTCAGGAATATGTTTTTTGTAATATGGTTGATTATCCTTGCACCATTGTTTCAATTCTGCTTTATCCTTGAAAGGTTTCTGCCAAGAATTATTACTCATTATCTGATTAAATAATGGCTCTAAATTATTAACAAAATCTTGTACAGTCCAACCTTCCCAAATATGTCTGTTTAAATTCATATTAAAACATTTCTAATTGTTGTAAAACTCCTGTTTCAGGAACTGTTATTTCTGTAGGTGTTACTAATATACCTGCTGCATTTACAAAGAAGCTGTGTGCTCTAATGTGGTCACTCATATTGAATCTTGGGGAAGACTCTTTTAAGGAGTGGGTAACATGGTTATAAAGCTCCCACATGCTTCCTGGGCAGTTATAATTAAAGCTAGGCGCTTCCATTTCTTTAGCAATAATATTAAGCTGTAAAGAGTTAATGAGCTTCTCTTCTAAGAAGAGTCTACCTATTAACTCAGCAGACACACGTTTATTAGCTTTAATCTGCTTCATAGAATCACGTTCTTTCTGGATTCTACGAAAAGCTTCTCCTGCTTGCTTAATGTATTCTGTAATAGCTGTAGGTGTAAACTCTTGCACAGTGCCTACATGCTTCTTCCTAAAAGCACCATAATCACCTGAAACACAGCCATTTGAGCAAATAAAGATGTGTGTACCAATGGCAAACTTCAGGGATAGGCTTTTATCATAGCTATTCTGCCAACCAATCTGCAATTGCATTTCATTGTCTGTCACATTATTAATGGTATATCTACCAGTGGCTATATTACCTGAGTTACCCCAAGTGTATAACTCTTTGTCAAGCTGAAAACCAGCGCCCTGTATGCTGTTGAGTGTGAGATCAACAAGTTGCTCATGAGAAATAGGTTTGTAGGTCCTTGTTTCTGTGGGCAAAGGGGTACTTAACACTAGCTCTTTAGTAGTGTCATAATTTACACGTTTCATTTGTTTGTAGTTTAGATAATTGTTTTAAATCGTAAATAATCCTCAATCTTCTTGAGTCCATGTATCCTGGCTAGATCAGCCCAGTCTTTGATTCCCTCCTTCAAATAACGTTTTGGAACATTTATGTAATCAAAATCAAACAGTTTGGTGATCTGCTGACTGTTTTTAACACCTGTTACGTCACTGTCAAAAGACAGAACTTGTTTGTCAGAGTTAGCTTTTATATACTCCACATTTTCTGGGGAGAAACAGCCTACACCCTCGTTTTGAACAGCACAGCAGCAAGGATAAACCTTTTTCATCACCATATAATCCTTCTTGCTCTTATTAATGAAAGCTAGACTGCAATTAATAATATCATTTTTACCATCCATAGCTGTCATTGGTACGTTATTAGGTGACCACTTTTTCTTCTTGTCACTAAACGGACGATAGATTTTCCAATGGCCATCATAGAAATAACCAAACCTGAGTTCTGTCTCCTTTAAAGGATACCTCCCCTTGTTAAAATAAAGAGTTTTGATAGAATAGATTTGGTTAAGCTTTAAATCTTCTACGTCCTGATAATACTGGTTCCAATAGGCTAGCTCTTCATTAGTGAACTTACGCGTAATCACCTGAATCAGGGAATAGCGCTTACCTAGGTCCTCAGGCTGTTTATAGGCTGATGTGATGATTTTATACTCTTCAGAGTGTTCACCACTGCGAATGCCAAGCTTGAAATCTCTGTCTATCATTATCAAGACAGTCTTGAGATCAGGTAAATTATACAGCTGTTGTACAAAATTAAAGCAATCACCTCTTTTGCTAGTATCACCAAAATCTATATATGTTAGTCTACCAATCTTATTACCAATAATAAAGGAAGGTTTACGTTCCTGTCTAAAAGGAGACATAGCCACTACATTCAGCTTCCAATTCTTATGAGGCATGTAGTACATGAATATATCATACTCTGTTATCTTACTAAGAATCGATTCAGCCATTAAAGGCACCTTAATTTTACCCTTGATCATTGTATTTAACGTAGTCTTTCACTTCATTAATAATAGAATTAGTCATCAAGTTCACTTGATTTTTCAAAGAAAACCGCTTGTCATTCAGAAAATAGACAGCTCTAGCAAGCTCTATAAACTTGTCACTAAAATCATGATCTCTTTCCATAACACGTAGTTTATCTTCTACTTCCCAAAGTGTTCCATTTACATGTTTAAGCTCAGCTAGAAGATCGTCCAAATCATAGCGAACTAACCACTCTTGTGATATATCCATCAGTAGTTTAAGCTCTTTAGATACAAACTCTAGTTTGGAAGCATCTTTTATCTTGTTCATCTTAATTTGAAGGATTGATATCTTATCAATCACTTCTCCAGCACTTACAGGTATGTTTATCATAATTAAAAAAGTTAGCCCCCATCAATTCTGACAGGGGCTTGTTAAGGGAACGAAAGGGAGGAATTAATATGATGAATCGCCGTCTGCAATAGTCTTATCAGAAGCTGCAAGGTTGTTCTCAGCATTATACTCTTGCAAATCACGCAAAATATAAAACTCTTTACAACCATATTCTCCTGTAACATCTACAACAAAACGCTCATGTGGTTTAAGCGTGGCTTTCCTTTTCTCACGAAGAGGTTTTAATACCTTCTCATCACTATAGTTAATTAAACGGAAGTTCTTCAAGCTATAAGATGGCAGGAAACCTTTGTTATACACACTCTGATATTCCTTTGTACCATCTTCTTTTGCTACAGTTCTGATAGTGGCAAGAGCTACAATATTTGTAGTGAACGCTCCATTTACTAAGCTCTTCATGTCTTTAGTGTTACCCTTCATGAGGGGTTTCCAATCAAGCTGTAGAACAGTTTCTGCCTCACGATAGTCAAGTTTACCTAACCATGTACGTAAGAAACCATACAACTCGTCCTCTCCCTCAAATGCTACGCGATAATCTCTGCTAGTAAACCAGTCAGGTAGATTGTTAGCATCATCAGCCCAAGTGGTAGTACCAATATTGTTGATATACTGTTTCTTGGTGTTCGCTTTATTAAGGGACTCTCTGTTTTTTAGATAGAACTGCACCTTAAACTTTTCTTTGTTCTTAACGTGTTCTAACCAGACATCTACACGAAGAACAGTGATGTTATCATCACTCTTAGTGAGGTACTCAGTCATTTTGCTGTCCTCTTTTAATTCAAAGTTCAAAAGGTCTTTGCACTCCTCTGCTGTGGGATTGATAGCAACCACTTTTGCTTCAAATAGACCTACGCTCTTTTTAAATTCTGGTAGTTCTTTTACTTGTTTTAGTTTTCCTCCAATGTTTGACATGCTTTCTAGATTTAATTGTTTATTGATAATAATTATGTACTTTGTCTAGTACCAGCTGTAAGTTATTAGGAATTTTGATATCCTCAAACATTCCATCAGGACTTTTTGCGGGCATTTTCTTGAATCGATTAGTAATCAAACTATATTTCGCTGTACCGTCTTTATTTTCATCTATGTAAGTGTACAAGCATATAGTCATAAGTCCCTCTAGCAAAACTTGATTATCAATCAGTTTACCAGCGGTCTTAATTTTGTATCCTACAATATCACCACCATCCTCAATAGTTTCAGGGTGTGTAACATAGAACACTGTAATATCATCACGAAGCTTACGAGCCTCTCTGAACAGCTCTACCATTTCTTTAGCCATCAAGCTAAACTTAGTATAACCTGGATCTGTTGCTTTGGAAACAATAGTAAAGCCCATAATGTAGTTACTGTCCTCAATTACAATTGTTTTAATATGAGGAGCTTTGTCTGAGAGAATGCGCAATCTGCGTGTGATTTCATTTGCGTCATCAATCTCATCATAATTCTTGTTTTCTCTGTTGTACAGTTTTTCTGCTCCCTTGAATGGTAGTTCTTTCTTTGCTACGTTAATAATGTAAGTGGATTTGGGGTCTAGGTGTTTAATGGCGGTAGACTTACCTGTACCAGTGGCACCTACAATCCCAATGAGTTTGCTTGCCATGATTGTTAATTGTTGTTTGTTTTTTGTAAAGATAGTGAAATTTCGCTCGACTGCAAAGTATTTTTTACAGTTTTTTCAAACTTTTTCTCCTTCTCAATCTTATTGTACATCTCTGTTACAAGAGGCTTGCTCCAACTACAATATACTTCTTCTCCATCAACATGAAGAGTGTACCACGGCCAATAGTAACCAAACCTTGTTTCTTCAACTAATTCTAGTTTCATTGTAATTTTTTACTTAAATTACTAAGAGGTATAGGAGTTCCTACAGGGTAAGGAAAACCTTCTTTAGCAGCAGTGATAGATTTCATTCCTGACTCAACTGGAATAGCTTTTCTAAGTGGTATTGCTGCCTCATTAAGTGGTCCATATACTTTTGCTAATATAATACCTGTAGAGGTTGTATCAAAGATAATACCTGGCATTGCAAACATGTTACTTTCACTTGTACTTGGAGAATCAAGATTTATAATAAAAGAACGATTTACAGGGGGTAATAGCTCCCACTCTTTAGATTCTGGGTTAAATTGAGGTATGGTAGTTGTTGAATCATAATACCAGAAAAAAGACCAAATTGTTTTATCTGTTCCATCAGGAGTTTGGAAGTTTTCGCTTACATTAAACCTACCATAAGTACCACTAACCCCCTCCATTGCTAAATTGGAAATAGATGGGCCTGTTAATACAGGACATATTGCGCATCCTTCATCAAACTCTACTCCTTGAACAACTATTTTTTTCCCTGTAGGAACGGCTCCAGATGCACCACAAAAGGCAAATAATCCTTCATGAATTTTTATGGCTTTATCATTCTCAATTTTAGTATTACAATTAACACTAAATAAGATTAATAAACAAAATACTGCGGCTATAAATTTTTTCATTGTTTTATTTTTTATAATATTACTTCTTTAAGTCCTTGTTTTTCACGATAATCATTTATGGCTGCTTTAATTGCATCTTCGGCCAACACAGAACAGTGAATTTTTACAGGGGGTAAACTAAGTTCTTCAACTATATCCATATTATCAATAGTCATTGCTTTATCTATTGATTTACCTTTTAACCATTCAGTTGCTACAGATGATGAAGCAATGGCAGAGCCACATCCAAATGTTTTAAATTTTGCATCTTTAATAATACCTGTAGCTTCATCTACTTCAATTTGCAAACGCATCACATCACCACACTCAGGAGCCCCGACTAATCCTGTACCAACACTTGAGCTAGATTTGTCAAGAGTACCTACGTTACGTGGATTTGTGTAATGATCAAGTACTAAATTTGAATAAGACATATCATATATAAATATTAAAATTATTCAATTTTCTTTTTAATATGTTTTTCTTTAGCCAACTTTGTTAAGTCTTTTGAAAAACTATCTAAAATTGGTGTGGCAGAACTCTTTTTTAATCTTTTTGGATGTGTTATAGCATATTCATACGCTCTATCTGTACTCATACCCTCCCAGTCAGGATTAGCGTATGTTTCATATCTTTGTAACCAATTATCTTCATTCCATAGTGTATACCATCCGTTTTCTCTTAACCATTGCTGCTTTTCTTTAAATGTTAGTTTTTCCATAAATTATTTATTATGTTTTAGTATCTCCATTATTTGTGTTGTTAGCTCACCTACTGTTTTATTTGCTATACCTGGTGTTATTTTATTTGCATTATCCCATTGGCTAATGGCTTGCTCTATTTGATCATGCTGGTGTGCCATTTTATCTCTGTTTTTATGCCACTCAACATATGATAATGGTTTTATAATACTACACCATTTGGTTTTAAATTTATAATATAATAAAAATGCTGTAGTTATTAAGTTAAAACTATAATTAAATATAAGTGGATAATCCATTAAAGCAATAGCATATATTTCCATAAAAATCTCTCCCACAAACCATAAAAGTAAAAATGGCCAACCAAGGTGACATCTTTTATCATTGTACGTTCTAATTACCTCTGGTATTGCACATACCGCTAGTAATATTCCTCCTATATAACCTATTATATTTAACCACATGTATTATTACTTATTATATAAGTTAATGTAGATACCCCACTTCCACCAAGCAATCTCTATGTCTACTTGATCATTATAGTTATAAACTGCGAACATTGGAAATATATTGCGGCGACACTTTTCTGTATATTTGTAGTATTGCATGATATAAATATAATAGTATTGTTATTTATTTGGTGCCTTTTTCTGATAGTGTTTTATTTTCTTTTTTAACTTGTTTACTTGAATCTGTTTGTACCAACTATCAAGCCAACTAGAAGGTTTGTGATTCTCCCAGTGTTGTAGTTCATCTAGCACATCTTTGTTTGCTTTATTCAAATAGTCAATGTCGTCATAAGAGTCTTCACCTCTCATGGCTTCTTCCCACTCATCTAGAGTGATTTTTGGAGTTTCATCATACTTCTTTCGTAGATCCTTCTTTTGTTTCTTGGTTGGCATGGGTTAGTTTATTTTATAATGTCTTCATACTTTTTCCAAGTGACTGTACCAAAAGGAGCATCTTCAATAGACATGGCAAGTATACATTCATCATCATCACTCTTACCAATTGCAACGAACCCGTATCCTTCACAGATATAAGGGACATAATGGCCGTGCTTTAATTTGTTAAACTCTTCTAAGATATCGAAGTCTCCATCGAAACCCATATCGTGCAATTCACAATACTGTTTAGAAAATTCTGCCATATTTTGATTGTTTTATAGGTAATATCCAATTGTCATGAAAGAAATTTTTAAACTTGAAGCTATTATCTACACTGTTTATAAAGCTGTTTATATTTAATAATAATTTTATTAAATTGTCTTCTTTGATATTTTTACCGTTCTTACGATAGAAAGCATTAATTTCATCCAATACTTTACTAATACCATGATCTTTAATATAACCATAAGTTATATAATAATTAGGTACATCATAGATTTGGAAAATCTGTTTGTTCTTGAGTCTATTTGTAGGGAGTCTGTATTTCATATCAGCCTTGTATTTGTTCCAGAAGCAATACCAAACTGAGCCGTTGCCCCATCTGCTATATATCATTTTCTTTTTTCACTTTATTAAATTATACATTTTAAATTTCGCCAACTCGTTTACTTGTTTGATCAATGTATTTACTTTTAGTTTCCAAACCTGATATTCTTTTTTCTTTCTTTTATCAGGCTTTTCTTCTAGTAGTTGTTCGATCTCATCGGTTAGTTCTAATACTCTAGGCATTTTGCTAAAATTAAAATTAAAATAATTCCAATAAATCCAAAAAATACTGCTCTTTCGCTATACTGTTGTTTGTTCATAGTTAAAAGCGTTTTGATATATTAATGATAGTTTCTTCCTCTTCTTGTGATAGTCTATTCCATTTGCCATGAAGTTTATTCAAAGCATCTTCAAATTGACTTTCTGATACAGATCTCAAGTCAATGTTTTCCTCTGGTATAAAACCATTGTCTCTCAACCAATCAATTGCATACTGAACTACTCCTTGTTCGTTCATCTTATCCATTATTTCTGATACAGTTGTTCTCATGTTTAATTTTTTTATCTTGTACTACCAACTAACCATGGTTAATTTACTTATTTTTATTTATAAAATACCCAAATAAAAAACCTAACATCAATAATACTATCAAAACTAAAAATATATTAAATAATAGCATTTTATTTATTTTTATTTTGTACTACCAACTCTTAATTTACCATCTTCAATAACTAAATACTCGCCTGAGGTTTCCATACAATCAATGAAGTAATATCTGCCTCCAGTAGCTTTTTTAGATCCTATTAGGTCAAGCTTCTTTACTTCAGTGTGACCTACTATTTGAATTACACGGCGATTAAGTATGTTCTTGTTTGCTTTCATTAAAGATCTAGGTCTAATCCAAACAGGAGTCTGGTATGTGTTATCACCATACGGGTCCATACCATTGAAGTCAAATAGTCTTGGCTTGTATTTGAATAGTTCGTTTAGTTGATCTACCATAGTTTCCACTTGCCAACCACCAACACTAAACACTTGATCTAAGAATTCAATACTAATACCTGCGTGGCTGAATACAAAGTCATCGAACTGATAAGCCATTTGTAAGTGCTTTCTGTTCTCATCAATCACTTGCATAATAGATGGAGCAATTCTAGCTTGATAGCCTGAGGTTCTTGTATTACAAACTTTTGGAAAATAGTGTAGATCGTGATTGCCTATTAGCAATACAACTTTAGTCTTATGCTCATTAAGAGTTCCAACGTTACTAAACGAAGTCTCTTTATATTCTATAATGTCTTTGAAATTTTGTATCTGTTCTACTCCTGATATATCAAATGAATCGAAGTAGTCGCCTATGAATATAACTCTGTCAGGATTTTCATGATCCACAGCTAACTTCCAATTAGGCTTACCATGTGTATCTCCCAACACCAACGTTCTCATAACCTATTTTATTGAATATACAACAATATTTTATTTTATTAAAATTTATTTCCAAAGTACTTGGATAAGGATAATAATTAAACTTAAGAGTAAGCATATCCCAGTCTTTGCTGATATACCTTCTTTAAATAACACCCAGCTCATAATTCCGAAGACTACAATTCCTACTGCAAATCCTAAAATACGGCTAGGGTATATATCTCCATCGAATGCTAATATAAAATTTTGAACACTCTTCATGAAAAACCAACTAATTGGCAAACCTAGTAATATTAGAGCCCAAGAGAATTTTATATTCCACCCCCACTTTATACCAGCTTGTAATTGAATAAATGATAAGACTTGGCCAACAATGCCATACAAGACTCCCAAAACAAAATATTGCATAACCTAATTTTAAATGTATTTACCCTTCTTCTTCTGGTGTTAATGTTAAACCAGAACTCATGTTACCACCTTCCTCTTCAATAGGTTCATGAATCAATTCGTAAATCTCTTTCTTGATCTCTTTGATAGCTTCAACATACTGCTTTAGCTTTTCTTTTTCATCTTCAGATAGTCTAGCTATTCTTTCCTTTATAGAAAAATTTCTCTTTACAGGAATAGAATCTTCTAAGGCAGATTGATTTTCGACCATTAAAAAGTTCTTTAGTTTGTTATATTCAATTTGGTCAACATAATTCATGTCAGTACTATTTTAAATAAATATCTGAACTTAATAAATATTGGACATCTCAACAAGTGCCTTAGCTACCTCAGGATCTTTGATCACATGAACCTTGAAGTCATTCTTAGATTCAGCGGCAATGATACCGGTATATTTCTCAACAGTCGAATGATTAACACAAGTTGTATTATAACCCATCTTTACACGAAGTGGATGAATCTTTTTTTGACACACTTTACAAAATTTTAACTCCATGTTTTACGTTTTATAATTTAAAAAGATCTACAATTTGACAAGATACAAAACCTGTATTAACCTCTCTTTTCACAGGTCCTACGATATTATTATCCATCAAGAATCCAAGAACTCCTTCATTCTCTGAATAGTTTTTAATAATAACCTCTCTGCTATTAAGTTCTACATCTGGAATATTGATGGTTGCTGTTATAAATGGTTCACCTGTTTTTGCTGCTATCAATTGGATTGCGATCCTACCGTTAGAGTATTTTCCAAATTCTATTTGCACGTCATGGCATTCGTACATTCCCATATACTTGTATATTCTGTTATTTGTCATAGTTAATATATTTCACCAACTTGATCGATAGTAAATGTCTGCTTCTTCGTTCCACTCTTCTAAGATTGTTTCTATAGTTTTGATAGTTATTTTGATTTGATCAAAATAATATTGATCATATTGATCATATTGCCAATAAACAGGTAGTATCAAAGATGCATCGCTAGGATCGTTATATACTGCATAACAATCTTCTAACAAAATTTTTAGATCTTCTTTAGTTACATGATATTCACGACAATTATCCTCACCATCTTGAATATTCTTAACGAACCAACTATGAATATGGTCAGCCTTTCTCCAATACATTATTTCTTCTTCTATGTATTGTATTTTTTCAGGCTTAATACTAGTATAAGGTTTACCTCCTCTAGTTATTACTATATTCCACTGTTTCTCATCAGGAATATAGTCCCACTTTCTTACACACGTCTTCTTAATTAAATACATGTCTAGTCCCATAACTTTTATTTTAGTAGTCAAGACAGGAATTGAACCTGCATTACTTTTTCATCTTGTGCATTAGGATAAACCAATACACTCGACTAAGCGTTCTTTTACATCTGAGGTTTTGAACTTCCGATTATATTCCAACACTTTGTGTTCCATTTATTATCTTCCACTGCAAAGAGAGTACCTTCCAACTTCACTTCGGAGATACCATTTTGTTTTTGTTTGGTCAAGGTTTCAATAAGTTTATCAATATCAAATGTTACAAGGGTTTTGTCTTTCATATAAATTTATTTTGAATTACTTTTTTCAAATCTTTTTTCTTGTTTTCTCGTCACCGTCCGCCCCCCTGATTTTTGATAACCCAATATTAGCTAAATTTAGGAAGAGTGATGCTAGTAGATCTTTTCTTAGCAAGCTCTTTCTCTTTAGCGATCGTTTCCATTATCTCGTTGAAACGTTGTACAGCTCGATCAGTACGATCTTGAGCTCTACTATTCTCCCAACTAGTAACCGAGTCAATAAAGTCCTCGAACTGTTTGGTAGTCACTTGAACGTTTCTAGACTTGTCGTTATGATCCAATATAGTAAGATCATATTTGTAGCCGACCTTCTTGTTAACAGTGAACTCATGAACGAACATGTAGTCGTATTTAGATCGACCTGTCTGAAGCTTAAGCTCACCAGGTTTATCTTGAAGCTCACGATCGTTAGTCGAGTCGTCACTACTATTAACCCACTCAATCGACTTATAGCCCTTTAGCTTGAGTGAAAAACCAGGCTTCATGAAAGACTCTTTTTGATCGTCTAGCATTTCATGCTTGAGAGTGCGTATACTAGTTTCAAGTGAATTAACGGGCTCTTGTAACGCTCTAAGCTTTTTCTGGAACTCTTTGTACTTGACTGTCCATTCATTTATGAATAAATCTTTGATAGTATCGTGGTTCTGACATACGCGGCCAATTATAATACCGTACTCGATATCACTAGGATCAGAATGCGTGTTACCAGTAGACCAATTGAATTCAAATTCAGGAGCCTCTTGCTGTCTCCAATAGTTTCTGATACTGAATTGGATGCGGTTAGCCCAACGATCTTTTTGCGTATGCATAGCAAGACTGTCACTACCGATCTCAGATTTGATAAGGCTAAGACGAATGTTTTGGTGGAACCATTCTAAGATTGAATCGTTAAGATCCTGTACTTGAGGATTGAACACTTCTTGAGTGTACGTAGTAACCTCGGCTTCCTTTAGTGACAATTGCGCTTCTAGCGCTTCCAACATAACTTGTTTGTTATTCATAACTTTTATTTTTTTGTTAATTAATCATAGTAAATATACAACATTCCAGCTTACCAAAAAAATATTTAGTGAACTATTTTAAAAATTGTCGATTGATAATCAATTAGTTGTGCAAGTTTTTGATAGTCAATTAGTTATAAGTGGTTGATCCTCAATCAGTTATCCTAACCTATTGATTATTAATCCCGTACTTTTCCATTAACTTATCTATCAATTTTCTATCTAGCTTATTAAACGTCTTTTGCCCATATATCTTCTTGACGTATTCTATATGTTTATTTATAGTGGTAAGCTTAAATGCATACTGTTTATGAAGGTCTTTATTCTCTGTACAGAATTTAAACTCTTTAGTTAGAGTCTCTTTAAGTATCTTTACTTTTTGGATGTAAGAATTTTCTTTAGGCTTCTCTATTCTATTGTAAAACTTCTCTTTAGCTTCCATAGCTTTAACAAGTTTATCACCCATCTTCGATATGGAAAAGCTTGAGAGTTTCATTAATCTTTGCTATTCTTTGCTATTCTTTACTATGTATTTAACAATTGTTTTTTGTAAATCTTTTAAAGCCTGTGTATTATCTTTAATTAGTTCTGTTAAACGTTCACGCTCTTCTACAAGCAATTTCATCATCTCTTCTTGTAGCTTGTCTACCTTCTGTTCTAACTCATCGTTTTTCTTTACTAGTCTCTGATATTGAATCCATGCAAAATATCCAAGGGTAAAAGCAACAAGTCCTAGTACTCCGTATTGCAATAAAATAGTGTCTATTGAAGTAAATTGAAGTAAATACATATTTCTTTTTTAATTTAATGGACTAATTTTTTGATATAACATATATTCCCAGAACTTTGCATACTCATAAAAGTCATCATGTTTCTCATTTATTATCCCTCTTTCAATAAGATCTATCATTATTTCAACCCACATATACCTAGGGTTAATGTGGTAATAAGGATGGATATCATTTGGTATACCAGATCCGTCTGCAATATCATCTAAAACGTCATAATATAACATAGCAATAAATATTAGTTTTACTTTAAAAATTAGTTACCAAAAAGTTCTTTTAAACACTTTTTTGCATCACGTTTTTCAATCTTATATGCTTCTATTTCCATCGGGTGTTTACTATCCGGTAAATACATACGTAAAATATGATAATGCCTCATATTCTGCTTATAATGGATATACTCGTGAATAATACTACAAACCAAGTCATATAGCGTATCATGTTTAGTTTTATCTATGAATATAGTAGATTCTATATCATCATAGAAAGCCATGCATCCTTCAGTATAATAGTCACCTTTCCCGAACTCTATTTCAGGCAGATTTCTATTATACTTTGACTTGCCGTAGTTTTCTACACACCAATCAAATATCTTGACCGCGTGTCGTCTTGTAATCTTAGGTTGTTTGTCCATAACTATATTTGTTCCTCGATAAAGACCTGTTCAATCTTTTTAGGAAGCTTGTTGTAGTTCATTCTAAAGTGAGCTGGCATTTGTTTGACCAGCCTCTTATTGTTATACGGGTTATTGGTTGGACTACACCACTTTCTAGTGGCTAGCAATCTTGTATAAAAAAATATATATGCATTTGCCTTCTTAATATATTGATCAATATCAATATCTAGATCAAACTTCTTTATGATTTTAACAGCTCTTTTTTCATTATCTAATTCAAGATCTCTAGTTACTTCTAGATGCTTTTTAATATCTGACACATTTTCACCCATCAACCACGAATCCACTTTAGGAATTGATATATCAGCCTTTTTCCATAAGTCTATTTTATCTATCCATTGGGTAATGTGTCCAAATTCGTGTACTAATATCTCTAGTGAATCTGGTCTATTCATAGAACATACTAACTCCATGTTACAATCGTCAAAATAGCCTGAACAAGTCATCTTACCTGAAAGCCTAACATACTTGGTGCGCCTAAGATCACACTTGATATTGTACTTCTTGCACTCCTGTTTTATGTACTTGATGAACTCTTTTGCTTTCTTATTCATAGAATGTCTTTTTAAAAGTCAAAGAACCCTATGATAAATATCCCTCCTGAATTTGCTCTATATGTTTACAGACTCGTTTATTTCCACTGAATTTAAAGGCATGACAATTACATGACCAATCTTCATCGTACAGCCTAACTTTGTAAGAACGACCACAAGAACCATCTACAAACCACTCAAGATCAGTCTTGAATGCCTCGTTCTTCCCTCCTAAGTATGGCTTACGGAACCATAGTATATCTGATTCGGTTGTGCCACTAGGCACATCGATCCTTCTACCATCCACTGGGACGTAAGTGCCTAGCGCATCTTGGGTCGGGAATGGATATTGAAAGCTGTGAATTATTACCATAGGGACTTAAATTTAAACAAATTCCAGATCCTGGAAAAATCAAACCCATTAGTTTTAGGTTTTAGTTTCCCAAATTCATATTCACTATGAAGATTATGTTCTTGAGGCCTAGTATTTCTACAAGCTATACCTACTTCAAACATACTCATCCACTCTTGTTGACTTATCTTTTCAGGATATACTGTACTCTTGATTTTAATCTTACCCATATACTTTTATTTAGTGTAACCAAATTGTTTTGAATCGTCGTACTCATTATAAGAATAGTCTACACGAACTTCCTTAGTCAACTCTTTTTGCTTGATAGTACCTGTCTTACGATCTTCGATCATAACTGTACCAACTCCAGAATCATGATCAAGGTCTACTGAATTGTAGTACTCGTTAGCTTGTTCAAAAGTATCAAACAAACGAATCTGTCTGTCTTTGTCTGTATAACCATCTAACAACTCTGTTTCAAACTCCATGTTAGCTGGATGACCAAACTCATGGTTATCAACAGTAAAGTAAGGGCTAACTGTCACAAAGAACTTGTTAGGATCTTTACCGTCACCTACGATCTCTGTAGCTAACTGATCAATTTGTGCTTCAGTTAATTCAAGTGGCCTATTATCTCTAGATAACAATATAGCTTCACAGATTTGTCTAGCAGCTTCATCAGTAGTTGCTTTATCAAATCCACCTATGTGCCACTCGACTTGCTCATCTGTACTAAGCATACGATATTCTTTCCAATCATACACAGTGAACACTTCACCAGACTCAAGCTCCATGCACCACTCGAAGTTAACTTTATCTTCACCTGTATTTGAATCATCGTCAGGCTGACCTAATACATGGATTAACTGATCTACTGTTGCAGTTACTGTACTGTCGTGGAAGCTGGTTCCTGATAAATTTCTGTTTGTCTTTTTCAAATAAAACATATATTTTAATTTTAAATGTGCATTACCGAGTCGCACCCCTCGTTTTGATTAAAATCTCAAGAAACTTTAAAACTTATTGTCATTAAACTCAATAGTTTCCTTACAAGGAAGTCTCCTATACGGTTGCCTTCCGTTTGATTTTGAGCAAAGCAAAGCATTTGCCCAAAAAATCAAGCGTTGTTTATCGGATTTAGACCACTTTTTAATTTCCGATTCGATGTCACCTTTAAATGTTTTCTTCTTTGTTTTCATTTTATTTAGTTTTATAATATCCATAAACACATCTTGTTCCATTTCGTGAAGAGTCATAAATATCGTTAACAACACCATCAATTACTGCAACAAAATGTTTACTAACGTTACAAATAATATTTCCCATTGGTAATTCTTCGGCTTTCAAATGAACTTTACATCCTTGACCTATTTGCATCGTTGGTATCCATACAAATCCAAGGTTTTCCATATAATCATTAAACCATTTGCGTTTTGTGTTAATGCCTTTTGATGCAGTGCGTTGATTAGCTTTTTTTAATTTTAATTTACGTTGTTTAAAATTACCAAGTGCTAAATCATCATAAACTTTTTGATAAGGCAATCCTGTTGCTATGCAAATTGCTCTACATACACAATCACCTGCCAATCCCTTATATCCAGCATTGGCTCTACCACCATCATTGTAGTTAAATTTTGTTTTCATTTTGTTTAGGTTTTGATTAAAAATTATAGTCGTAGTATTTGTGCGGAAAATTTGAAACATCTACTCTATCTAAGAATTTCTTTGAAAGTCGAATTTCAAAAATTTCATCCGTTAATTCATACTCCCATTCTTGAGCATGTTGATTCACGCAATACCCTGCAAATCCACCCGCTACCCATTCTAATTTTGTTTTTTGCTTATCAGCAACAACTTTTTGTACAATAACAATGCTTTTCCCACGACTCCCAATAACCTTACCGATTGGGTTAATGTCGCTCCATAAACAGCGGTTTAAATACTTACCAATAATTTCGGTGTTTTTGATTTGATCAAGGGTGTAGGTATAATTTGTCATCATTGCCTCTGTGTTTAATTCGTTTGTCATTTCTTTTCTTTCATGTACTGCATCAGGTCTCCGGAAGCAATAACAGGTCTCCCGCTTATATCGCCATTGTACCAGTAAATCCATGCATGGGTTACCTCTCCGTTTATGTACATTTCAGTTATTTCCCGGCGGTAAAGCTGAATTTCATCGGGCTCCACAGACATACCTTCATAGTCATCCAGTTGTCCGATGACCCAGGAAAATTTTTTTTCATGTTTGATCCTGTAAAGTTCACCGATGATAAAACTGTTGTCTTTTGTGGGCAGGCCGGCCGGATAGCTGCCCATATCAAACAGTTTTCCTCTCACTTTTGCTTCTCCAACAAATGAAAAGAAAAGGCTGATATAATCATAGGCATGGCTATAAAATCCGCTTCGGAGCGAACCGTACACAAATAACTGGTAAACGCCGGGATTTGTCATTGCTTTTATTTTCATTTTTAGGTTTATAATTCACAAGAAGGTACTTTAACATCAGGACGAATAGGATTATCGTTCCAATCTACCCAAACACAATATTTATTTCCTTTATATTCATACAACCACTCTTGAGAACCATTTGATTGCATTTCATTATGTTCATTCACATCACAAGGCCACCTATCAATCAAAGTACCTTCTTCCATAATTTCATTAGGAAAATAACCTTCATCATTATTGCATATCATATTTTCATTCATTATATCAATGAATATTTCTTTCATTTTTCCCATAACCTTTATTTTAATTTTTAATAATCTTTATTTTGGACAGGAATATAATTATTAAACCAACCACGTATAACTTTATGTGTTAAACCATCTACATATTGTTCAT